TAGACAGTGTTACTAAGATGGTGGTTGATGCAAGACTCAATCAAATCAAAGAACAGCTTAACCACGACTTGATTCCTCAATTGTTTGCTCTGAACGGGTGGGACATCACTGACGTTCCTCATTTTGAGTATGGCGAAGTTAGCACTGAGTCTCTTGATGAGATTGGTAAGTTTGTTCAACGTGTTGCTGCTGTTGGTATGTTACCTAAGACACCAGAAGTTGTCAACTACGTAACTGGTCGTCTAGCTATTTCTCCACAGTTCAAGGAAGACACTCCACAAGAAGAATTCCTTCCTTTCCTCACTCAGTACCAATCAGGGGCTGGTGAGGGTTTGACCGCTGGAATGGGTAATGGTACGTCTGACAACGTAGCTGCTTCCGACAACACTGTACAAAACCTAGAAGGAGCCGCATAAGTGGTAACAGTAGAAGAATTAAAAAAGGCTCTTTCCGATGTGCTTGAGCCTCTGTTTAAAAAAGAAGTAGTCAAGATTGACAAAGCTGCAAATGAACTAGAGCGTAAAGCTCTGTTTGTTGTGTTAGCTCCTGATGAAGTTGATGCTCATGGAGACACCTACTCTCGACAAGAAGTAGAGAAGGCTATGAGAAGCTTCAATCAGCACTGCATGAAAGCTAACCTCTTTCACATGGTTGAGACACAAGAGGTTGAAATTGTCCAATCTTACACAACACCTGTTGACATGTACATTGAAGATAAGTTTATCAAGAAAGGTACATGGTTGCAAGAGCATTATTTCCCGGAAACCGAGATCGGAGAAAAGCTGTGGCAAGGTGTTCTTAATAAAGAAATCACAGGTGTGTCAGTCGGATGCACTGCAACAGTTCAGGAGATTTAATGACCGAAAAGCAAAAGGCTAAACGCCGACTAACGGACTTTAATTTTGAGGCCCAAGGCTCTCATGTAGCTCTTGTTCATAAAGAGCAAGGAGGCCCAGCGAATTTATATACCACTCTACTAACCAAGTCCACAGGTGGTATTACAGATCAACAAGTGGCTAGTGAACTAGCTCTTATTGAGAAAGCCAAACTCAATTCTCAAATTAGACAAGAGATGCTAGCAGCAGTTTCTTCTAAGTTTAAGGATGACAATGATGAGTGGTTTTATTTAGAAGACTTCGATGATTCTAGAGTTTTCTTCTGGAGAGAAGACAGTCTGTACGTAGCTAACTACAGTGTTGACAATAGTGAGCAATTCATTATCGAAGACACAGCAACTTCCGTTGAGAAGGAGTGGTTCTACGTTGAAACAGGTAAGGTTATTCTTTCCGAAGTAGCGAAGGATAAGTTGGAAGATGGGGAGTATGTTCTAGTAAATAAAGCTCTGAACAATCCTGAAACAAACACTCGTGTCGAAAAGGCATTGGTGGCATTTACAGAAAAGAAAGAGAAAATGCAAGAAGAAATCCAGAAGGCTGTTGCAGCCAAGGACGCAGAGATTGCTACTCTGCAAGCTGAACTGGCTAAGGCACAAGAGATTGTGAAGGCTGCTGAAGCTGAAAAGAAAGCAAATATGCTGAAGGCTCGTGAAGCTAAGGTGCAAGAGTTTTTGAAGGATGGTGCTGTTGAACTGGTTAAGTCCACAGAAGCCCTGAACGATGAAGCTTTTGAACAAATCCTGAAAGCTCTTGGTGTGCAAAAAGCCGCAGTGGAAGAGTCTGGTTTGATGGATGAGATGTCTGATCCTAATGCTGCTGAAGTGCAGGAAGTTAATAAGACTGCCGAGATCATCAAAGCTAAGTACGCTAAACAATAAAAATAATAATTTCTCAATAAGGAAAATAAAATGGCAAAATTCAATCTAACTGACCGCAAGCTCTCTGACCTGATTGTTCATGAAGCTAATTCTCCCTACGTAGGCTATGACCGCAACGATCTAACCGACACTGTAGTTACTCTGGGTGCTACTGATGTGCTGACCCTGGGTACTCCTGTATTCCGTGCTAAGAGTGCCACTGCCAATGGTAATTGGGCACCTGTTAAGGCTGACACTGCTCTGGTGGCTACCAATGAGTTCGCTCTGGTTATCGCTAACGGCCTTGGTGAACAAGTTGACGTGTCCGGTACTGGTGATCACCAAGTGACCCTGCTGGTTCGCGGCCCTGTGGTGGTTAAGGACGCTAAGGTGAAGAAGTCCGCTACTGCTGCTGGTCTGACTGTTGCTGGCGATCAGGCTAATCTGATTCATCTGCTGAAGGCTCAAGGCATTATCGCTGAAAAGACTATCGCCTAATAACAAGAACAATAACTAGAAGGATATATTTAAAATGGCTGAACAAATTAATAAGGCAGTAGCTCACAACCCCTCTCAAATCGGTCGTGTAGTTGACATGACTCCTGAGATCGTCCAAATCCCTATGGATTGGGGTCTGATCGGTGAAATGGGTATTTTCCGTAGCAACTTCGGTACTCAAAAGACCTTCATGATTCCTACCCGCACGGAAGAAACGGCTGGCGCTATTGTTGACCGTTCCTACGAAGGTGGTCGTAACACTCAAGGTCGTGGTGAGCGTGGTGGTATTCTGGGTAAGGTCCCTCACTTCCCCCTGGACGATGCAATGTTCCCTGCTGACCTAGATGGTCAACTGGCCCCCGGTGCTGTTCTGGAAGCTGGTACTCAACTGGAAACTGTGGCACGTCTGCGTGTTGAGAAGATGGAAGGTCTGATGCGCCGCCACGCCATCACTAAGGAACTGGCTCGCGGTGTGGCTCTGACCACTGGTGATGTGTATGCTCCTAGCGGTACTCTGAAGACCTCTTACGGCAACACCATTAACATGTACCAAGAGTGGGGTATTACTCGCCAGTCTACAACCCTGAATCTGGCTCCTACTGTTGATCCTAAGATTTCTGTGGACACCCTGTTTGCTGCGCTGCAAGACTCTGCTTACGCTGGTGATGCTCTAGACGGCTACGTTGTTCTGTGTTCTAAGGAACTGTTTAGCACTCTGACCAGCCACCCTTACCTGCGTGACATCTACACCCAAGCCTCCAACTTCCCTCAAGCTGAAGGTCTACTGGTGGGTCGTCTGCGCTCCACTCTGGGTCAACGCTATCGTCAATTCTTCTACGGCGGTATCCTGTTCGTAGAATACACTGGAACTATCGGTGGTACTCGTATCATCCCTCAGAACCAAGGTGTTGCGTTCCCAATGAACGATAGCCTGGGCTTCATGCAGTTTGCTCCTGCACAACGCTTCTCCAGCATCAACCAAATCGCTCAACCTGCTTACTACTTCGAGAAGCTGGGCGAGAACGATGACAAGATTGAGATGATGACTGAATCTAACTTCGCTACCATTCTGGCAAAGCCATATCTGGTGCGTGGCGTTACTTTCACCACAGCTTAATTGAGTGAAAAGGGAGGGGAGCTTTCTCCTCCCTTTATTTGTTTGTAGACTAGGAGAAATAATGGAAGAACTACGATTTTCTGGGTATGACCCAAAGCCTGTGATGGAAGCCAAGCTCAATAAGCTGATTGACATTATCGCAAAGCTTGAAATCAAAGTAGCAAAGCTAGAACTGGCAGCAGAGCCTGTCAAGAAGACCACTGCTAAAGCAGCTAAGACAGAAGAGTAATCTCGGAGGATAGGAATGGCTTTCACATTAGAACAACAAAAGAAGATTTCTCTGGTCAGGATTTATATCGGCTAATTAAGAAAGGATTTCATGACAAAGTATGTTAAAGAAGAATCGCTTGTAAAATACAACAAAGCTATTGAATTGTTAGGTCAAGGATATAATGCTAAGACCGCAGCAGACGAGGTTGGTGTGAAAATGGGTACTCTTCTAAGGCATATGAAAGTTAATGATATTCCTTACAATAAACCTCCAACAAATATTCACCCTAAATATCATGAAACTATTAAGCAAGAGTATTTGACAGGATCAAATTCCAATATACTTGCAGAGAAGTATGGATGTTCTAATGATACCATTCTTAGGTTTTTAAAGATTAGCGGTATTGATATTGTAAAGCCAACAGAGTATAAGTTCTATAAAGACGGGTATACGATCAACAGAGATGCTTTTAAAGATTTAGATACAGAGGAGTCTGCCTACTACTATGGTTGGTTGATTACGGACGGAAATATATCTGATAAGGGTAGAGTATCGCTTCAACGTAATGACGAACAGATAGTCCTTAATTTTCAAAAATGTATTGGACTATCTCGAGATGTATTTAGGCGTTCTAGGAACGATTCTAGGACAGGCAATACATACCACTCAACTGAAACATATTTTTCGGATGTTGTTATAAATGATAGACTAATTAAGCTTGGGATGGAACCTAGGAAATCTATGAGAGAGGTTTGTCCGGAGATTTATAAGTTTAACAGGCACTTTTGGAGAGGCGTTCTGGAGGGTGACGGCTGGATACTTAGTAAAGGAAGGTCTTACGGTTGCGGAATTACTGGTAGCGAAAGCCTCTTAAAAGACTTTGAAAGATACTGTAAGTCTCTTGGTGTTTCTAAGATAAAGATTACTAAACAGACATGCGGTATGCTTGAGTGTGGAGTAAAAAATAGACAGGACTCTTTAGTAATCCTTAGAGAACTTTATAAAGATACGGAATTGGTACTTCCTAGAAAATATAGTATATTTAAGGAGAGATATGAGTTACACACCTGAGCAGCAACAAAAGATATTTCTGGTACGTTTGTACATTGCCGATACACCAACGAGTCCATTTTACCAGATTTTCACGGATGATGAAATTGGTTCCATTCTGGCGTATCGCGGATGGAATCTTCAGAAGGCTATCAGAGACTGTGCTATAGCTGCCTCTATGCAGTTTGCACAGATGACCTATCGTGAGCGTACAGGTGATATTGAAGTGTGGAACAATGTCTCCTTGCAATATCAAAAAGCTCTCCAAGACCTTATTAGTGATACGAGTATTGGCTCCCTTGGTGTCGGTCTTAAGCCTTACTTCGGTGGTATTAGCTGGTGCGAGGTTGGTAAGATTAGTGGCAATCCTGACCAAGTTAGAAGTGCTCTTACTTGGGAGTCACACACAGTTCCTACGATTGGTGGTGCGTCTAGTCCGGGCCAAATGTGGTTGGATCAAAACTACGCAACTATTCTCCCTTGGCTACGCAACCCAAGCCCTCCTTATGCAATTGTAGTGGAGTAGTATGAAACCTAACCCAAATAGCAAGCTAGGAAGGTCTACTCCTCAATTCCTTCTAACTAAGACAGCTCCTATTATCGTACTAAGGCAAGGCGCTGGTAGTTATGTAAATGGTTACTGGCAAAACGGAACACAAGAAACATTTAACAGAGAAGCTAATGTCCAGCCTATGAAAGGTTGGGAGTTGCAATCACTTCCTGAGTCTGATAGGTCTAAAGAGAGTATTAAGGTTTATGGAGTAGATGACCTTCGTACAGTAGAAGAGGTTGGTGCTACTAAAGCAGACATTGTTGTGTGGCAAGGAAAGAAATTCCAAGTAATGAGAGTGATGAAGTATGAGATGGGAATACTAGACCATACGAAAGCTATCTGCTACAGACTTCCAGAAACCCCACAAGACCAAGCCTCTTACACTCCTCCTCCAACACCGCCTGTTGTACCACTCCCATAAGGAGAATAAATGGCTAGAACTAAAGCCTTTACAAAGGACGACAAAGTGTGGAAGCAAATGAAGAGAAATCTTCGTGCTAATAAGGCTTCCATTTCTGTTGGGTGGTTTGAAGGGCAAAACTACGGCCCTGATAATGGGAATCTCCCGATGGCTCAAGTGGCTCAGTGGGTGGAAGAAGGGCACATGAACGGTGGTATTTTCCAAGGGACATACACACCCCCTAGACCAGCTATTAGAACGCTTTTCATGCCTGTAATCTCCGAGGCTGATGAGTTTGTTAAGGCGGCTTTGCCAATGATTCATCAAGTGGCTATGGGGCAGATGACTTGGAAAGTGTTACATACGAAGTTAGCCTCACGAGTTGTAAATATCTTCAAAGATTCGCTCAGAGCGTATCAGACAAAACCCAACTCTCCAGTTACTGTTAGTATTAAAGGATTCAATGATCCTTGGAGAGAAACAGGGGCTTTGATTGATAGCGCAAGATTCAAGATTGAAGGCTACAAACTCTATCCCTCGAAAGCTTATAAATAAGGACAAGAATGGCAACAACAATTGTAGACATTTATAGTACATTCGAGCAGTCAATGGTGAGTGTTGTCAATCAAGTTTGTACTGAATTACAAATTCCTCTACAACCCATTGTATCACACCAAAACGGTCCCGAACCGAAACAGAACTACGTTGTAATCAACACACTGAATATTGATGCAACGGGGCACGCTGACTCACAAAGAAACGCAATGTTCTTTCAATCTAACTCCATGAAGCAATACATGGTGCAGCAGTATGAAGTGGTTGTTCAGCTTCAGTTCTTTGGACAAGGTGCTGGTGGCACAGCTATGGGCTATTACAGTCAGTTGAGTGGAAACAGTGTAGTTAGAGAAATTCACACAAAGAATAATTTAGCAATTAGAAGAAAAACAAACTTGCGTAGAGCACCACAACTTAGAGATGGTGTTTGGGTTAATTCTTTCGCATTCGACATGACTCTAGGATTCGCTGTTCGTTCAGCACAAGAGATTGACTGGGTTGATTCTATCACAGTTAATGGGGAGAACATCCCTCTCATTTAAGGCTTTCAATAAAGGAAGTCCAATATTAAATATTACAAGGAAAAACTATGGCTGAC